ATAGTTGGGCTGATTGGGTCACTAAAACTCTTATTGCAGTGGATAAAAGAACAGAGGTTATGGCCTCTCAAATTAGTTTCATCAAAGAACATATGGAGAGAAATTATGGCAATGTCGAGGGCGCAAATGCGACAACAAGTTTCCAAGCCACCTTCAAAAAATAAAATGCCAAAAGGCTTAACTTATTACAGAAAAGGTGGAAAAGCTTCTGCAAAATCAAAAGGTAGTAAGATTTGTCCAGAAGGAAAAGCGTGGGCGAAAAGAACGTTTGATACATACCCTTCAGCGTATGCAAATCTTGCAGCATCTAAATATTGTAAAGATCCAAACTATGCTAAAAAATCAAAGGGCGGTAAACGTAAAGGTAGATAATGGCTGATCCTAAAATAGGAACTGGTAAAAAACCTAAAAAAAGTGGTCGTAGGCTTTATACGGATGAGAATCCTAAAGATACAGTTTCTATAAAATATGCAACGGAGAAAGATGCTAGAGATACAGTCGCAAAAGTAAAAAAAATCAACAAACCTTTTGCGAGAAAGATACAAATATTAACAGTTTTAGAACAAAGAGCGAAGGTAGCTGGAAAATTAAAACAAGCTCAAATCGCTAAAAAAGGTAAAGAAGCAATTAGAAAAAAGCGCGGTAAGTCTAATGGGTGAACTTAAAAAATGGTTAAAACAAGATTGGGTAAGGATAGGAACCGATGGTGAAATTAAAGGTCCGTGCGGTACTTCAAAAGATAAGAAGAACCCTGACAGATGCCTTCCAAGGTCTAAGGCACGTTCTCTTTCTAAAAAAGATAGAGCTGCGACTGCAAAGAAAAAGAAAAAAGCTGGAGCAAAAGGAAAAACAGTCGTCAAAAACACCAAAAAAGCAGAAGTCAAATTTGCAAAAAAAGGCGGTGAAATCAAACAAACAAAACCCAAAAGGCCGTTCAAAGGGAAGGCCAAAAAAGGCACAGCCGTAGCCAGAGGTTGCGGTGCAATTATGAAGAATCGGCGTAAGCGCACAAAGGGTGCGGTAACACAATCTTGAAAGGAGAAAACTTATGGCGATGAAAAAGAAGGGCTATCGTAGCGGTGGCAAAGTAAAAAAAATGATGAAAGGCGGTGCCGCAGGCGGTAAAAAACCTAGAAGAATGATGAAGGGTGGAGCCGCAGGTGGTAAAAAGCCTATGATGATGAAAAAAGGTGGTAGAGCAGGCGGTGCAAAGAAAATGACCGTAGCACAACTTCGCGCTGCTGCTAAAAAAATGGGGTACAAAGTAACTAAAGCATAATGCCATATTTACATAGTAATATACCCTATTTTAAAGCATGGGTTCGCCGTGAATACACTCATAACCATGAAGAGTATCACGGCGAATTTTTACATGCTATGGTTGTTGGCGTTACATCAATGCCAAACAGGTGTCTTAGCTTTCAAGTTATCTTCACTGGTAGTGAAGCTGAAGGTGAAGAGGAGGACACAGTACACGGTGGAGCAATGTGGGCTAGAATGCCCATAACCGCGTTAGTTGCCGACATTCCTCTAGATGAGTGGCCTGAACCAATGGAAACTTATGATGCACAGCCTTGGGATTGTGCTTCGTATAATCATGCAGTGTATGTCATAGATCGTGCTACCCCATGCCCTTGGTTGGCAAAGGTAGATGGTCAAATGCATCCTGCTAAATACCTTTTTACAGTTGATTATGCAGAGAGCGAGATAGCAGACGATCCTGCACAACATAAACAAAGTCATGTTTTACAACTACTGGACGCGGGAGAATGGACAGGTAATATCGTGGCTTTACCAAATAACAGAGTAAGAGTAACGCACCCTGCATGGTTTCAAGTGGGAGAGGGTGCGCCTGATTTTAAACCTTCACAACATATACACTATTCAAAAAGTGATTTAGACTATACATTAGACGTAAATCGCATTTTTGATAATCTTTATAACGAGGAATAAAAAATGGCTGTATCAGGATCAACAGACTTTGAATTAGATGTAGCTGAGTATGTAGAAGAAGCCTTTGAACGTTGTGGTTTAGAGGCTCGTACAGGTTACGACCTGAAAACAGCCAAAAGATCTCTTAATCTGATGCTTGCTGATTGGGCTAATCGCGGTCTAAATCAGTGGACTATAAAGCAAAGAACACAAGCATTAACAGCGTCTGATGGTCAATATGACATGCTTACAGACGTTATTGATGTTCTTTCCGTTGTTGTAAGAAGGGACGGAACAGACTTTACAATGGATAGGATTAGCAGGGATACATACCTTGCTATTCCTACAAAAACCACAACAGGAAGGCCAACACAGTTTTTTTTAGATAGACAACTAACGCCAAATTTAAAAATATGGCCTTTGCCAGAAAATAGCACAGATGTATTAGTATTTGATTGTTTAACAAGAATAGATGACGCTGATACTCAGGTTAATACAATGGATATACCATTTAGATTTTATCCATGTTTATCAGCAGGTTTAGCTTATTACATTGCTTTAAAACGTGCGCCAGAACGTGTGCAGATGTTAAAAGCAGTATATGAAGAAGAAATGAGAAGAGCGATTGATGAAGATAGAGATCGTGCTTCTTTTCAAATTACACCAAGTTTAGGAAACTATCGTATTGTCTAAATTTGCAACAGGAAAACATGCTTTTGGCATATCAGACCGATCTGGATTCAGGTATCGGTTAAAAGATATGCGTAAAGAATGGAATGGTTTGCTTGTTGGTAGAGATGAGTGGGAGGAAAAACACCCTCAATTACAGCCACTTAGAGCGGTGCCTGATCCTCAAGCATTAAGAGATCCAAGGCCAGAACAAAACTTGGATGAACAAAGAGATATACAGTATGGATATGATCCTGTTGGGTTTAGAGACATATCTGGAATCACACCTGCAAATAATTTAGTTGCTGAAGGTGAAGTTGGGACTGTTACAGTAACCATATCAGATACAGGTAACGAGACTGTAAATGTAAGTGGACTAGCGGCGACAAGTGCAGTTGGTAGTGTTACTGTTATAGACGATGCAACGACTTTTGACAGCACATCAATTACATTAGATTCAACATCACAGACATTTGACGAGGGATAAAAGATGGCAAAGCAAACAGTAGGAATTGGATCATCTGCAAATGACGGATCAGGAGACACTCTTCGTGCAGGTGCGGATAAAATCAATGACAACTTCAACGAGGTGTACGCTGCTCTTGGTAACGGCACAACTCTTACAGATATAATTGATTCAAATGGTTTATTTGATGTTAACTCTGGTGCGAACAAAATTGTTTTCTATTACGCAGCTTTAAGTGATCTCCCTAGTGCCTCTACATACCATGGCGCGGTAGCTCATGTTCATGCAACTGGTGGACTATATTTCGCGCACGGTGGGAATTGGATTAGACTGAATGACGAAGTATCTGGGCCTGTAACGACATACGTAGCAGGAACAAGCGGTTCTTCTGCATACACTTTTACTGGCCCTGGAGCTACAGCGGGTAATAACCCAAACTTTGTTTTTTACTGTGGACACACATATTTAATTGATAACACCGCTAATGTTTCAAGCCATCCTCTTCAAATTAGAACATCAAATGGCGGTTCTGCTTTTACTACAGGTGTCACAGAAAATTATAATTCAACTACGGGATTGACACAGTTTATTGTACCACATGAACCAAGTGATACATCCTTAGTCTATCAATGTACAAATCATAGTGCTATGGTGGGAAATATAACAATAGTGACTACAAATTGAGTATGATATGAGCTTTACATACGATCAACTTAAAACAGCTATTCAAGATTATACGGAGAACGATGAGACTTCTTTCGTAACAAATCTTCCGTTATTTATCAGAATATCTGAAGAACGAATACTGAAAAATGTGCAACTTAGCTTGTTTCGTAAGAATGTTACAGCTTCTACAACGGCTAGTGATAAATTTTTAGCTTGCCCTAGTGATTTTTTAGCGCCGTTTTCTTTAAGTCTCGCAGGAACGGATGGAGACAAGTTTTTTATTGATTTTAAAGATCCAAGTTTTATACAGAGTTACACTCCAGACGCCACAACTACAGGATCTCCAAAATACTACGCTGTTTTTGATATAGACAATTTTATTTTAGCTCCGACTCCAAATACAACTTTTACCGCAGAGCTTCATTATTTTTATCGGCCTGCAAGTTTGACTGCTGGATCTGGTAGTGGGACTACGTGGTTAAGTGAGAACGCTGAAATGGCGATGCTGTATGGGGCGTTGATTGAAGCGTATATATACATGAAGGGCGAACAAGATGTTATGGCTATGTACAACAAACGTTTTGAAGAATCTTTAATTGGTGTTAAAATGCTTGGAGAAGCAAAAGAGACAACGGATGAATATCGTACAGGAAAAGTAATTAGGGCGAAACAGTAATGTTTAAAATAGATGTAAGCGTACCAAAAGATGAGCCTATTGTTGGAGTTAGAACAACAGACAACAGAGGTTTTACGCCTGAAGAATTAGCGCAGCAATGCGTAGAAAAAATTATTTCGGTCTCTGATACCGCCCACCCTGGGATAAGAGATCAAGCTCGTGCTTTCTCAAAGCACGTTGAAAAGCTTGTTGCATATTACATGAGACAGGCTATTCGTAGTGATCGTACAACTGTGTGTAATGCACTTGTTGATGCGGGTCATCCCCAACTGGCTGAACTTATAAGGAGACTTTGATATGGCCTTTACTGGAAACGCAATGTGCACTTCTTTCAAAAAAGAACTTTTGGAGGCAAAGCACGATTTTACTAATGGGCAAGACGTTTACAAACTTGCTTTGTACACTAACAGTGCTTCGTTCACAGCAGCAACAACAGCGTATACGACTTCAAACGAAGTCTCAGCGTCTGGTTCGTATTCTGCGGGTGGTGGTAGTCTTACAAACGTAACACCGACAACATCAGGAACTACTGCTTTTACCGACTTTGCGGATTTAACTTTTACGTCTGCCACAATTACTGCGCGTGGTGCGTTGATTTATAACACACAAGCAGGTGGTGGATCTGGCACAACAAACACAGTGGTTGTTCTAGACTTTGGATCTGATAAGTCTTCTACATCTGGTGACTTTCAAGTTGTTTTTCCAACGGCTGATGCAACGAATGCGATAATTAGAATCGCTTAAAGTTTATATCTGTGTGTAGGTAACAATGGCACCTCTTTTACAGTATCCATCAAGGGTCAAGCAGACGATTACGCAAACTGGGACTAGTACAACAGTTTATGTATCTGGTGGCAGTGCCGTTTCAGGTTTTGAAACTTTGGATAG